CACGGCACAGTTCGTCGAGGGCCTGACGATAGCGCTGGCCCGCATGCAGGACAAAGGTGAGAACACTGGTACTCATCTGTGCCGTGGTCGGGAGCGAGACGGAGAGCAGACCCGCCCGTGCACAGATTTCGGTGATCATCCAGGAGAGCGGCTGACTGGCGTAGGTAACCTGATAGCGATTACGCTGGTCCAGCAGACGCGAGAGGTCCTCGGCCTCCAGTCGGATCTGATTCTTACCCGGCGCACGCTCAAAAACGATCTGCCGAATGTGATACTTGGCAACCGTGACCGTCTCCACGGTAGTTGGTGGCGTACCAGTCCTATAGCCCTCGCTGAGCACGAGCGACGTGTTAAGACCAATTGGCCGATAGGTTGAGCCATAGATTGCTACGGATGGCATGAGACTGGAGCCAGCATTGTCGAGCACGACCGTAAGCTTGCTCGGCTTGCCAATCTCGTCGGTACGCACATATTCCAGCACGCGGGCCGAGAGATCAATGTATTGTGTACTATCACTCGTTTGAAAGTCCGTGCCCAGGCGGATAGATGGCATACAGGCAGCGATATAGCGTGCACGGCTGGTGCTGGGCGGAGTGCATTTCAGGATTGCAGCTCCATAAGTACAGGGCATATCATGCAGGATATAGCCGCCAGACCAGTGTACGAGGTCCTGACTCTGGCGCACACGCGGGTAGCTATAAACTGATCCGGTGAGAAAGCCAGCATCGGCCTCGACACACGACAAATGATAGAGATTATCAAAGAAGTAGATGCGCGGAGAGATGCGCCCGATTGCCGTACTGGTAGCAGGAGCAATATCCGGCAGAGCGGTCCAAACAGTTCCACTTGAGTTAGTGGTGACCAGATGAAGCGCGTAGCCATCGCTATACACGACATAATAGAGTGATCCCGTCCAATAGACAGCTAATCCCTGGGCACTACTGGCCGGTGGAAGTGTCCACGCCTGCAGAGCCGACCATGATGTACCATTCCAGAAGCTACAGCCGATATTATCGCCACCGCTAACATCGTACTGGAAGAACACATCGGCATTCCCAGCACTGCTAATACCCTTGATCAGCGCACTCCCAGGGGGACTAAGAATAGTGCCTGGACCGCTCCATGTCAGCCCCCCATCATTGGAAAACCAGTTCCACAACGCATTGCCGCCAGTACCTTGTTGGCAATACGCATTGATCGTGCCACCATCTCTAGATACCGCACATCCGCCATCCTGGAATATATTGCCCGATCCGCCGCTGAAAGTGTTCCACGTAGTCCACTGTGAACCAGACGTCGGATCGGTTACGCGCTGCCACTGAAACGACTGCTGAAACGCATTGCTACCACGCGTGACGCGGACACGAATGATGCTGCCGTCGCTAGCAATACACAAATCATTGTAGCCATCGCTATTAGTAGCTGCAACAGCCTGAGCCAAATGATCAATATGATCCTCAGCGGTCAGAGAGATCGCCGGACGACGCGTCTTAGCATTCAATGCCATTGTCAGCGTGGTAGAAAGTGCACGCATCAAGCACCTTCCCAGATACCATCACCCTCAAAGGAGGATGGATCATCGACATCCTGGTCAGAGGCCTCATTACGCATGGAATGTATCAGTTTATCAACGACGGCCTGTTCACTGGAAGAGAGTCCCTTATCGCCGCTGATATCGTCATACAACTTGAGTGTACGAGCATGCTGGGTCATCAACTTGAGAGCAATATTGAGCCTCTCGCTCGTTTTCAGATCGCTCAAGTCTATCTCATCCACCAGCATCGTAATCAGTTGCTCAATGCTATCAAGCTGCTGAGTGATGCGTTCAAGCGTTTTAGCCTTCTGAGCCTTGATACTATTAAGCTGCCGCTGATTGGCGCGTTTAAGCTTCTTAGCCTTCCGAGCGTCATCGCCCATATCACAAATCCTTTCATATCCCAACGGGCCCCTATAACCCGGTCAATGAATTGACCAATTTATGCTGAAACATGTCCATACCATACGGCGTGTCCTCAATGTAGGGTGCATTCATCGGGCTTGCTCGTAGTCAAGATGTATATCTTGGGGCCGGTAATTACGAGTGGAAGAAGGCCCACACCCTACATCCTTTCCTCTCAAAAAACATATCCATACGTATACAATGTCACCGTACAAGCGCCAGTATTCGCCTTCACATCGATGCGTCCACTGGCATCGAGTTGGAGCAGGCCCGTACCATTCAGGAAACCGCTAGCCACATCCAGATTGCCAATAGAGGCATAAGCGGTGATATCGGCTGCTGCATGTGGCGCGAGTTGGATAAAAGCTCCGACGGTCGCACTGGTGAAGTAGGCTTTATAGAGTACGCCGAGTGCTCCCACAGGGATACCAGAGCTACCACCCGTCAGAGTAAAGGTGCTGACCGCTCCAGCACTGATAGATTGGTTGAGAAACTGCTGATAGCCCGAGACAAAAACCACGCGACCAGGAGCTGGCACTGGCACCCCCTGGGCTGCATTGGGATAGACCGCCAGCACCACAGCATCGGTATAATTCTGCTCATCGAAGAAGAGAACGGCACACAGTGAGTTGACCTGAGCACTAGTCCCATCGAGGTGGCAGGCAACAGGTATCCCTTGAAGGAAGGCGCTTGTGGCCTCTAAGATGAGCACATTAGCAGTATAGGTCGTGGGATTAAAGCTAATCAAAATGCCGCGCTTAATGATTTCATGAGGCTGACTTTGATGGCTCTGCCCACGCTGTGAACTGCTATCACTACGCTGGCTGTGGTGCAGGCTGGTCATGAATACAACTGCTCCTTTCTACTACATATTTCCTATCTATGCCACGAACGCGATAAATCGGGTTCCTACCTTTTCGCCCGATAAATCGGGTTTATTAGGCATCATTGGAGGCCTGACCAGGATTTGCAATGATGTCGCCCCCACTCTGCGCATGAAAACTTCCAGCCGTGAATGTCGTGCTAAGAACGCTATTGATGGCTGTAGCAATATTAGCAAACGTCTGCGTACCTGAGGGATCTACACGACACCATGTACCATCTTGAGCAAGGGTTCCGTCCGACGTCAATTGCTGTATTGCATTATTTCTGGGACACCAATACGAGCCAATGGGAGCGACAGAACCCCCGTTATACCTACCAAAATTCAATTCGGCCAAATCCATCATGATAAAGCTTCTCCTTTTCAGTACCTTTTTTACTTATAATATCTCAGAATTCTATCCAGCGAATGAGGACAGCATTTATTGCAGCGCTATATGTCTGCACATATTGCACGATACCATTATTACTACCATTTGGAAGCAATATCGCCGCCCCATTCGTCAGCAACTCCAACGTTGTACTCGCCAAGGTCACCACCTGCTCATAGGGTGCCGCAATTGCCTGATTCGTCGCTGCCGCTGTGATAGCTGCCGCAGGCAACGCTGAATTAGGGCCGCCAGCCTTCATATTAATCGGCGTAACCTGATTAGCAAAAGCCGGATTGCTTGTCACCAACTGTAAGAGAGCAGTTGCCCCACCTGACCCATTTGCAACTTGAATACTGTATAAAAGTATCGATTTGCCGCTATTATTGGGGTTGAAAATGCTCAACGGATAGTTATTCGTACCTGCCGCGCTATTCAATATCCCCGTGCTAGCTGAAAACCCCTGCCCATTAGCAATCCAGGCGCGTATCTGATCCTCAGTAATCGCCGGATTAGTCACGGGATTGCCACCCGACGCAACCTTGAGATTGCCAGCAGCATCCAAGTTGAGCCCGTTAATGATCCCCGCTGGCGTCAATGCACCTGCCAGACCCGATCCATCCGGTCCCATAAAGTTTGTCATATATCCTGATGTCCCCTGGGCAATCTCTCTAAAAGAGTAGATTGCCCTCTTATGATTGCTTTGCCCATAACAATTTTTACCTCATATACGTTTTATACCTATAATACTCTATATGCCTCTGTATATGCCACGGAAATCATTAACGACACCACCCCATTCCATTCTCACTTTATATGATATTACGTCTTGTACAAAGTTCAAACCCAGAAGAGGTGAATCTTGCACGAAGAGTACTGGATTCGTCTGGCCCCCGACAAAGCCAATTTCAATCGTATCGATCTCCTTCGGATCGCCCACCAAGAACCATTGCGTCGTACTCGTCAACTGAGGACTCACAATGACAGTGCAAAATCCCAAAAGTGGATTTATGTCATTATTCGGGCTGCCAGGAACACCTGCCGACTTAGTCGCAACCATAGCGGTCCATTCCAGCTCCGGTGGCACGACCAGGTAGCGAGGGCGTAGGCCCAGGCGCTTCCCAGCGTAGTTCGTTTGCTCACGCATCGCCGTGATGCCCGTCTGCATAGCCGCCGTACTCAGTGCCGATGAGCCTAGATTGTTGTGTGGTGCGCCAGAGGTGAAGAGGTTACTACCGTCGTAGATGGCAGGATTGCCAGAGAGGAAGCCGTAGACAAACTCGGCCAGCGTATAGGCAGCGGAACTTGCCAGCTTGGTCGGGATTTGCTTGATGGCTTGCAGATCATCATTGATAATCGTCTCTCGGCTGACCGTTACAAGATTGCCGCGCTTCTGAGGAACATAGGTCGCAGCTGAGTCAGTCAACGTCACAGCCTGATAGGCGCTATCCTCGGCGACGATCGGCAAGCTACCAAAGGCTCCCAGACGCACACGCGTTTGTTGCTTGAAATCTCGGATGGGCACAATTGTGACAAATTTTTGCCATTCAGCGGGCCACGTCTGATAATCCTTGAGCAAGCGCTTATTCATGCTCGTGCCCAAAAGGTAGGAGAATGAGGCTGTGGTAGTATCAGCTTCGGTGATACGCATAATTGGAGCGCTTTCCGAAACACGGATATTGCCGAGCGTACTCTGGTCCGAGATGCCACCAAAGAGGCTCGCATCGCCCGTTACGCGTGTATAGGCTTCACGAATGCTATTGAAACCACGAATGTTCCCAAGCTTGGCTGTATCGATATCGAGATCAAACATGCAATCGAAGGCGGCCTGGATTTTCTCGGATTCGGTAATCTGGCTACTAATCTCCAGCTTTTCGTAGTTATGACCACGTACAAGGCCATCCTGCGCGAGCCGAGCCATCACGCTACGCGAAGAATTCAGTTCGGCATCCAGATCCTTCTCTTCAAAGATCCTGCCATTAAACCGTGCCTTAATCTGCTCTTTAACGGCTTGTGGTAGAATACTCTCTTGCAAACGGCGTTCCAGGACCAGAGCGGCATGTTCAAG